TTCACACCTTTACATCTATGGACGATGTATGGTATGTTATCAATCTCTTAAAAGAAGAATTAGAAGAACATAACAAAACATCAGAAAGAAAGTTCGAGTTACACCAAAGTATTAAGTCACATCTACCATTTTTTGCTTGTCCTAATCACTTTATTAGCCGAGAATATCAACGAGATATACAACGATATACTTATTGCAAGAAAATGAAAGTACCTCCTTATGAAGGATCATACGGAAATCAACCAAAAAAATGGATTGATAAGTGCAATGTTATAGAAAAAATGTTAAATTATGTACAATCAGAACAATATAATAAATTAAAAAATGGCTAAGCAATACGAAATACAATTAAAATTTACTACTGGTGGGACAGCTCAAGACTTAATGCAGAAGCTGGACAACTTAGCTAAAGCACAAAATAAATTAGCTAAAGTACAACGAACATTAAATGCTCAAAGCGTTTTAGCTAAAAAAACAAATACTCAATTAATACAATCTCAAAAAAAACATAGATTAGCTATATTGAAATCTCAGAAACAAATTGGTAAGCTAAATTTGCAGATGCAAAAATTGCGTCTTGAGAACAAAGCATTAAAAGCAAGACTTGATAAAACATCTGCAGGGTTAGGCAGAATGAGATTGGCTACTGCTGGATTACAAAGAATGATTGGTTCTATTAGAAATAAAATTCTTCTTGTAACATTTGCTTTTGGTGGTATGGCAGCAGGTATTAGAAGTTCTGTACAAACAGCAATGCAATTTGAAGCTGTTAAAGTTAGATTAAATTCTATGTTCGGCTCTGTTAGAGCAGGGGAAAAAGCATTCAGAACATTCAATCAGGTTGCAGCTACTACGCCATTTACATTAACAGATGTTGTTGAGGCTGGTGCAGCATTAAAAGCATTTGGTACTAATGCAGAAGAGATGATAAAACCTACTGCTGATTTAGCAGCATTTATGGGCGTAACTGCTACTGAAGCAGCACAAGCACTTGGTAGAGCATTTGCTGGTGGTGCAGGTGCAGCAGATATACTTCGTGAAAGAGGTATATTGCAACTTATTCGTGATACAAAAGGTATCGAAGATTTATCTAAAATGACTTTACCTGATTTTAGAAAAGCATTAGAAGAAACATTGCTTGATCCGTCTGTTGGTATTGCAGGTGCTACTGATAAGCTATCAAGAACATTGACTGGTATGGTTTCCAATATGGCAGACGCATTTACAAGAATGAAAGCTGCTCTTGGAGAATTTTTCAATATGAGAGGAGTTGTTTCAGGACTAACTAAATCTTTTAGGAAAATAGGAGAAGCAATAAGACAAGTCAATGAAACTCCATTCGAAACTACAATTCGCCAACTTAATGAAATGAATGTAGAAACTACTAACTTAGAATTAGCCCACGCCAGGTTAGAAAAAAGAAGAATGGAGGAAGCTGGAGTTATTACTGATGTACAAAAAACCGAAGATGTATTAACAGAAAAATTAAAAAATAAAAAAATAATTCTTGATGCTATTGGAGCAGAACAGCTAAAGCTTGTAAATGGTACAATGACTCAAGCACAAATAGAAGAAAAAATAATATCAAATAAAGCAGGTATGATAGCTGCAGCACGAGCAGGAAATCAACAAAAAGTAAATGAACTTGTATTGGATAACAAGTCTTTAGAAAATGATTTAGCATCTATAAGAAACCTGGAAAACATAAAAGCACAAATACAAGAACAAATAGATTCAGCAATTATTAGTAATGAATTAGCTGTTGAATATGCTGCTCTTTTAGCAAAAATTGCAGGTTTGGAAGAAAAATCTACAGAAGAAAAGAAAAAGCAAAACAACGAAGAACAAAGTCTGCTTGATAAATTAAGAGAACGCTTTTCACTAACAGATGAAGAAAAAGAAGCTATGACTGCCAGAGTTGAGTTGTTTCAAGATGGCTTTGGAAAAATATTATCTTTGCAAAAACAAAATTTAGACCAACGAGTAAGTAATGAACTAAAAGCACTAAAAAAAACTGATAAGTTTAGAAATGCTTCTATGGAACAAAGACAGACAATGGAAGATGATGTTCGTGCTAAATTCGCAAAAGAACAACAAAGAATATTTGAGTTGCAGAAAAAAATGAGCATTTTAAAAATTATTATTGATACTATTACAGCAAGAAATAAATTGATGGCAGATGGGTTTGCTGCAAGTATATTTGATCCTACTGCATCTATAAGAGCAAAATTAACAATGGCTGCTTTGATGGCTTCTTCTGCTGCACAGATAGCATTAGTAAGTAAACAACAAGCTCCAGCATTTGCTCGTGGTGGTTCTTTTGTTACTGGTGGAGAGCAATTTATTAAAGTTGGAGATAACGCTGGTGGTAGAGAACGAGTAGACATCACACCTCTATCAAGTCCAGACTTTGGTGACGCAGGTGGTGGTACTGGAGTTACTGTAAACATTATGGGTAATGTTATTGGCACACAAGAATTTGTAAGAGATAGCTTACTACCAGAGATAGAAAACTCAATCAGAAGAAATCTTGCGTAATGCCACTAACTGCTTCAACCAATTATAAAAATGCTCTTACTTCTACTATAAGAGAAGAATGGATTTTTGAATTACGAAATAATACATATACTGATGGCTCTGTTAATACGCAATACATAAGACTTGCAACTGCATTGGTTGGAAGTGGTGCTACGCAATATCACTCATTGATTACATCTTTACCTTCAATAAGAGAAAGTATTGATTTAAAAGAATCTTCTTCTAAGGTAGGGAATATAAGCATTAACTGCGTGAATGGTCAGTTGTCTAATCATAGCAACGCAACATTAGCAGAAGAAATTTATGGGGGTACAAGAAAATATATTAACAGAGATGTTGTTGTTAAATCAAGAGTAGGTGGAGAAGAAAATACTATTTATACTGGTAGATTAAAATCTGTTAAGCTAAAAAATCAAGATGAAATAAGTATAGAAATATCAGCAAGAACACCAATAGACTTTTTAAAAATCCCTGAATATACAAGTCTTGCTGGTAATTTTTTTCCTACATTTTATGGAGAAGGTACACCGATAACCTCTACGGTTTCAAGTCCTCAATTCATACAATACAGCCCAGCTAAATGCTTTCCAGTTACGGTAGATACACTAAATAATGGAAGATATAATTGTTTAGCACATAAAGCAGTAACTGATGGTAGATTACACTATCCCTTAAAAGATTCTTTTAGCTCTGCTGGGTTTCCATTGTTTGTTCCATTAGATGATATACAAAACACATCAACAAGCGATTATGAAGGAATAGTTGATTCTAATAAGAATGTGTTATTTACAGCGTTAGATTTACATAGGTCATATAAGTTTCGCCCAATACAAGATATAAATGCAACAGCTACTAAAACAATATTAGGTGATCCACCAACAACAGATCCAAGTCCAAATAATGAAGAAAATTTTTACGACAATGATGATACTACATTTGGAACTTGGAAAGTTACTATGGACGTATTATCTGCTCCTCCCAGTTCAAGTGTCAACGATACTGAAAACTTTACATACAGAATTAATGATATAGAAAAAGAAGAACACGAAATTCAAGAATGTAAGTTATATATAAAATGGGGGGTTTCAGATTATAACGAAACTTCAAGTACAACACTTAATGCTATATTAAAAGTTAAGTCTACTTATGGGGGTTTAAGCAATACGATTCTTATTAATACTGAAAATAGTAATAGAACTCCTGCTTATGAATCTGCTATTGACTTATTAAGCACTGGAACTTTTAGTAATGCTAATGGACAAATACCAGATAGTCTTGATATTATTTTTGAAGCGTTTGGTTCAGTACAGCAAGATGATACCGAATCTCCTGGAACTTTACAATTCAATGTTTATGATTTTTATTTAGAAATAACTACAAAAGTTACAGATACAGATAATCTTGCTAATTCAAATACAGTTACTGGAATTAAAAAACTATATACTGGTGCAGATGGATTACATAAATCTTGGAGTTCTGGTGCAGTTACCAACATAGCAGAAATGCATAGAGATTTAATTTATCGCTTTGCAGGAATAACAACTTCATCAGTTTTTCAGTCAGATGGAACAACAGCTAACTTATTAGCAGAAGCATTAAATAACTCGGAAACTGGGATTAATGTTGATGATGGCTCTGTATTTTCTGCTAATGATGCAATTAGAATAGATAACGAAGAAATGCTTATTACCAGTATCTCATCTAATACTTTGACTGTTACAAGAGGACAAAATGGAACGAGTGCAGCAACACATAATGATAACGCTACTATTTCTAAAGTTCCTGAAAACTTTTCTGCATTAAATACAGCAAGAGCTAATTGGACAGTATTTTATTATTTACACAAACAAAAAGAATTATTAAAAGTATTAGAGCAGACACAGAAAGAAGGTGGATTTATATTTAGATTTAAAGCGAATGATGGAAGTCCTCAATATATATATTTGGTTGATAGTCCAGCAACAGATCACACTATAAGCAAAAGCGACATCATAAACACAAATATATCGCTTACTGCTTTTGATAACCTAATAACAAAAAGAGTTATAAAGCATCAGAGAAACCCTATTAATGATGAATTTTTATTTGAGGTTGAGTGTACAGATACAACCAATAATCCAAGAACAGATTACAATGTACAAAGTGATGAAAATATAGCAACCGAAGAATTAGAAATATTGAATGGAAATATTGTCAATACGCAAGAAGGAAAAACTATTACAAGTACCAATATGGGTTCTGGAAATAAAAATGATGGTTATGCTAATTATTATAATGCGATTGAAGGAAATCCAAAATTGTTGATTGACACAGAAATAATAAATCCAGGTAGCAGTGGTGGTAGTTCTTACTTCTACTTAATGGAGGTTGGAGATATATGTGCGTTTGACCATACTGACATGATTGTAGAGCCATTTGGTGAATCATTTAATGGCAAGAAGTTTATAGTAACTGGATTAACAAGAAGTCCAGGAAGTTTAAAAGTATCTTTGAGAGAAATATAAAAAGGATTAAATTTTATTATGGCTATCACATCAGTAAAATTCGCAACATCTATTGGAGGAGCAAATGCTGGAACATATTCACCAGATCAGAATCCAAACATTGGAACAGATATATCAAAAGTTTATGATGGCATAAGAGTCAAAAAATCACTTGGTGGCGAAACATACACTTTTGCTAATCACGAATCATCAAGAAAACAAAGAAAACTTGTGTATGAAAATATAAGCGAAGCAAATAAAAATAAACTGGTTGCTTTGTTTGATTTAGCAAAAGGACAAAAGAGTTCTTTTTTTTATAGTGAAGATGGTTTTGGAACAAATGGATTTGAAGTTCGCTTTGTAAATAATAAATTACCAGTATCAGAAACAGCTTATAATGTGTATCGTGTTGAAATCAACATTGAAGAACAATTATAAGAAATTTTTCTTCTTAAAATACCCCTACAAAGCCATAAAAACACTCTTGATAGCATATCATAAGCGAGATAGAACAAAGTGGTATGAACACACCAAATAATGCGTTATTTTGAATTTAAGTAAAAAAATGTTAAAATATTGTTTGTTGCGATGTTCTTTCTTCAATTAATTGTAAATAAGAATCATTTACTTCAATTCCAATCCACTTTCTAAATAAATCTTGTGCTACCGCAGCAGTTGTTCCAGATCCCATAAAACAATCTAAAACAATATCACCTTCATCGCTACCAGCTTTTATACAAGTTTCCACAAGTTTTTTTGGAAAGGTGGCAAAATGTGCTTTTTTATACGCAGTCGTAGTAATCTGCCAAACAGATCTCTTATTTTTTCCTTTTTCTAAATTTCCTGCAACAAAAGATTGTGGTAAATGTTTTTTATTATCTTTTCGCAATCCTCTATAAGTTAATCTGCCTTTTTTCATTTTCTTGTAATCTCTTTCTGCTTTTGGTGTTCCTCTTTTTATAGGTTCAAATATTTGATTAAACTTATAAGTAGGTTTTTTTGACAAAAGAAAGATATACTCATGAGCTTTGGTAAAACGATCTTTTACACTTTCAGGCATAGGATTTGGTTTAGACCAAATAATATCCTGTCTTACAATCCAACCTGATTGCTGCAATGCAATAATTAATCTTTGAGGTATTAATCCGAGCTGTTTATTTTTTTGAAAATATTTATCTCCAATATTGATCCATAAAGTTCCATTATCTTTCAAAACTCTATTAACTTCCGCAAATACATTTACGAGGTTTTCAATATACTCATCAGATGTTTTTTCAAGTCCTAACTGTTTATTGTTTTTTTCATAATTACGGAGATCGTAATAAGGAGGAGAAGTAATACACATTTGGACAGATTGATCAGGCAACTCTTTAATTTTATCTCTAACATCTCCAATTAAAGTGTAATTAACTTTCATCTTTTTTATCTTCTAAACTACGCAAAATTAGATTTTCTCTAATCTTGTTAGTTTGTCTTGCTCGTTCTTTGATATTATTATCTTCTTCTTTGAGCATTTTTAACAAATCTTTGTATAGTTCTGCTGTTTTTTTATCTATCATAATATTTTATAGGGCAACCAGTAGCCAACCGTATTTACAAACAATAATCTTATTTAGAGCATTAACCAAAAGTAAGACAGGATTGGTTACCTGCGACACTCCTTCAAATGCCATAATTTATCGTTGTTTTAAATGTTGCCCTAATTTGTTAAAATGGTAAATCTTCTGATTTAGGTTTTGGAATAGAAAAAGATAGTCCGTAATATTTCTTACCACCTTTACTTTCATTGATCCAAGCAGATACATTATAAACTGTTCCGTTTACATTTGCTTGTCCAGTATAATCTGGGTGTGTATCTTTTTCTTTTCTGTCGTTCTTAAAAATAGAACCTTTATTTTCTTTGTGTTCGTAAGCCATTATTTTAATCTCCAAGT